CAACCGTGCCCTGGTAGGTCCGCTGCTTGACGTCCAGCCGGTAGTTCAGGGGCTGGATCACGATCAGGCTCGCGGTGTCCGTTGCCAGGCCGGTGCCGTCGTGCGTGGCCGTCATGTTCAGGATGTACTTGACGTAGCGGTAGGCCGTCGAGTAGGCCGAATACACGCCCACGAAGTCGGTCCAGACTGTCGAGTTCGGGCTCGTCGAGACCGTCGGGGTGATGGTCACGGTGCCGTTCGACGAGTAGAGCGTCGGCGTCATCGTGACCTTGGCAGCCGAGAGGGTTGCCCCGTAGTCGACGATCTCGGCATAGCGACCGGTCGTCTTGCCGATCGTGTACAGGAGGTAGCCCGCGGCGATCTGCTGGTCGATGGTAGTCCACCCGCGCGAGGTGAAGTGCGTCGCCCAGGTCTCATTGATGTCGACGTTGCAGAGCAGGCCGCCGGAGGCAGGGTCGATAGCGACGTCGAACCCACGCGATGACGCAGTGTGGACCCCACTGCCGGCCGTCGTCGTATTGATCGCGGCGCCGCCCACAGTGGCAGCCAGCTGGAACGTGTCGGTTGCCGGGCTCTTGACGTAGTAGGTGGTGCCTGCCACCAGCGGAGACGGCAGCGCACCGGTGGTCGTGAAGGTCACCGGCGTGTCGGCCAGGAACGGCTGCTGCAGCCACGTCACCACGCCCGGCGTCGCGTTGCTGATCGTCACGACAGAGGCGGCGCCAGAGAAGCCCGAGTTCGCGTTCGACTGCAGCTGGTAGTCGGGCGGCTGCGAAACGGTCGCGCTGGTCGTCGTGCGCGTCCCGGTATTGCCCGCGCTGTCGATCGGTGTGATGCCGTAGGTGTAGGTGCCAGCCGCGGTCTCGAAGACCACCGTGAAGCGCCCAGCGATCGTCCCGATGGACACACCAGCGCGGTCGACCAGGTAGGTCGCCACCGACAGCGACCCGGTGGATGCGGTCCAAGACAGCAGGACGTTGTTGTCGACGACCTGCGTGGTCAGGGCGACGGCAGATGGCAGGGTCGGCGCGAAGATGACCTGCGTGGCGGTGCTCTGGTTGCCAGCGGTGTCGTAGGCCGCCACCCAGAAGGTTCGGTTGCCAGTCCAGTTGACGGCCGTCTCGAAGCGAGTGCCGACGCCCTTGCCGACCGTGGTGCCCGCGGCGAACGAGGCGCCGTACCGAACCTCATAGGAGTCGATTGGCAGGGACATCGACGCCGCCGAGTAGGACAGCACCAGGGAGTCGTTTTGAATCGTCTGTGCGGCTGTTGGTGCGTTCGGTGGCACCACCGTGACTGAGCACGAGCCGGCCAGCCCGAGCTGCCCATTGATGTCGACCGCGGCCACCCAGAACAGCCGCGTGCCGCCGAAGGCGCAGGTCAGGCGCAGCGTGTTCGTGTTCGAGGTGCCGACATCCAGGCCAGCAGCGAACGAGGCGCCGTACCGGATGATGTAGTACTTGATCTGCAGGGCCGAGGTCGGGGTCGGCCAGCTCAGCACGACGTCGGTGCTGTCGAACACGCTCGTCACTGACGGCGCGCCGGCGACGTTCCCCACCGTCGTGCCAGACACCAGGTTGTAGTCCGAGGTGTTCAGGCTCTTGCTCTGGGTGCGGATCCAGTAGAAGTAGGCCTGGCCAGCCGGCGGCAGGTTGTCGACGTAGGTGTTCCCCGTCGTCGATCCGATCAGCACCGCGGCCGATAGGTTGTTCGAATCCGCCCGGTACACCAACGTCTGGCCGTAGTAGACGCTGTTCCAGAGGTTCCACGCCAGGACCATGTTGGCCTGGTTCATGGCAACCGTCAGGCCGTTGGGAGCCGGCGGGTTCTCAAGGTCGGAGAACCATCCCGGCATGGCCGGCGACAACCAGCTCGATGCGTTGTCGAGCGTGAAGCTCTTGCCGTTCGCCTTCAGCGACTGGGTCGTGCTCGCGTTGATCAGGCCGATGTCGATCAGATCCTGGATCGTCGGCTTCGCGTTCAGCGGAGATCCACGGTCGCTGTTGGCGACCTCGACCTGCTCCCCTAGTTTGCGGAGGAACTTCTCGAGGCCTGCCGGCAGGCCGGGTGGAAGGCTCGGCAGTCCACTCACTGGTTCCCCGCCTGTTCCATGTCCTCGGCACTGCGCGCCAGGACCACCTCATAGACCTCAGAGGTGGTCGTGATCACGATCTCCCACTGGAAGGCCTTGTCGTCGCCCGGCAGCTTGAACGGCCGGGCGTTCTGCACGACCTCGGTCCAGATGAGGTTGCCGTCGGCATACAGCTGGAAGGTGACTGCGCCGGCGTAGGCCCGCGCCAGGACGGCAGCGAACTTGTAGGTCTGCATCGGCGTCTCGATCACGCCTGAACGCCAGGTCGCCGTCAGCGGCGTGCCGGCGGCGTTCCACTGAACGATCTGCGTGCCGACCTGGAGGTGGAGGTGGCCGGTCGCGATGTCCGCAAAGCCGCCCGTCGCGTAGAACGGGAAGAGCGTCACCGCAGCGTCCTCGCCGCGGGGGTCGTAGCAGAACCCGCCCTGCACCGCTCCGGTGTTGAAGAAGCCGAAGTAGCGCCCGTTGTAGGTGAAGCCCTGCATCGAGGTCGGCGCCATGGCCTGCCAGTCGGCCCGATTGAAGTACTTCTCGGTGACGTTGCGCACGTTGCCGCCGGAGTCGATCGAGCACAGCCCGTTCGCACTGGCATAGAAGACCGTGCCGACGCGGATGTTGGTCCCGGTCATGGACGGCATCTCGCTGGAGATGTTGGCGATCGAGCGCTTGCTGACGCAGGCCTCGGGCGTGTCCAGCTTCGTCAGGGTCAGCGAGTCCGGCGAGGTGCCCGACAGCATGTACGGGTTGCCCCAGGTGAGGACCACTGCCTGCGTGCCCAGTGAGCAGCCGCCGACAATCGGCCAGTCGGTCGACAGCTTGTACCGCTTCGGCCATGCGTAGGGGGCGTACTGGGCGCTCGGGCACACGTCGTAGCCGTCGAACCCGATCAGGATCCCGTTGGCCATCGCGATCAGGCCGAACAGCGTGCTCGACGGCGGATCCCAGGCGGTCGTCTGGATCACCTCGCCGATGTTGGTGCCGACGTCGTCGGTGATGGTCGAGGCAGCCGACTCCTTGACGAAGTACAGGCTGGTGTCGGTACTGCTGGTGACGGTGCGGTACAGCCGGCGGGACACGCCCGAGCCAGTCCCGATGGGCAGCGCATCGAACGCGGAGCAGCTGGCCGTCTGGCCCGAGTAGACCTTCTGGCCAGTGCAGATCGCCGAGGGCGCCGACTCTTCGCCGTAGGCCGTCACGTTGGTGTAGGCGTAGCCCACCACCTGGTAGTCGTTTGACGCAGCGGAGCCAGTGACCGTCATCGTGGGCACCGTGACCGGGCGCGTCACGCCCAGGTCGCGATAGGCAGCCGGGTACGGTGCGCTGGTGAGAGCCAGGGTCGAGTTGGTCCACTTCGGCGCGCCCTGCCCTGTCCAGAACGTGCGCTCTGCGGTGTCCGCGATGATCGGACCCTTGACCACATCGACGTCGTAGGCCCACTGGAACCAGTAGCTGACGTCCGATATGAGGCTGCGTCCGAATCGGTAGATGGTCGTGGTGGCAGCCGCGGTGTAGCCCGTGGAGTCGACGATGACGTCCTGCCAGGGCTTGACCGTGCGCGAGTCGGGATTGATGTTCTGCGCGATCTGGGCCATGCCCAGCGGCAGCTTCCAGGGGGTCAGCGCTGGTGCGACGCCGCCGAACTTGTGGATGTCGATGGCCATGGCATCACCCGTAGGCGCGGGAGCGCATCTTGCCGCGTCCGTAGGCCTTTCCGACAATGACTGCAGCGGCTGCCACTTCCCTGTCGAACTCGGCCATGTATTCCCGGGCCTGCACCTTGTCTGTCCACGGCTTCTTGCTCATCCGCATCAGGCGCCCCTTGACACCAGCGGCAAGAGCCTCTGCGAACTTCTCGTAGACGAAGTCATCGATCCCACCGCCGGCGTACAGCGGCAACTTGGCCATCGTCACGTAGAGGCTCGATGCGTAGCTGTCGGCCGGCACGTAGGCCAGGGTGATCTGGTCGATCGCGCGCTGGGTGTAGAACTTCGGCGTGCCGGTCTGGCTCTCCCAGTCAGGCATCTCGGTGTTCAGCTGCGCCGGCGTGCGCGGGGACAGCTTCAGCGGGGCGATTGAGTTGGTCGAGTCGACCAGCTTCACATCGAGCACCTTGCCGCACTCGAAGTTTGAGGGGTCGGCCGAGACGATGTTGTAGGTCGCCGTGCCGGCCACGACGCTCATTGGAACGAGCACCTCCTGCGAGTACAGGCTGCGCTCGTAGAAGTCGTTGCAGGTCCGCTTGATGTGGTGCAGCACGAGCGCAGTCTCAGCGCCCGGCAATTCCGGCATCAGGTCATCGAGTAAGGTGGTATAGGCTTTCAAGCAAGCAGCTCCGCGGCAAACAGCTGCATGAGCTGTTGCGCGCGGGCTTGCGAGGAAGCATCCTCGTCCTTCAGCTCCGCGCGGCCGCCCACGTAGTCGGAGACAGTCTGGGCGAAGCGGTCTGGCAGGGGGAAGGTGCCCACCAGCGTCAGGTCGGTGAAGGCCGCCCAGCCGGTGCCGATCAGCAGGTCTGGGCGCAGCTCGTAGGTGCGCTTGACCGCCGAGTTGGCGTAGGTCAGCAGGTAGGCGTCGCTGTACCGTGCCTTGCGCGCGTCGTTGAGCGGCAGGCGGGCCTGGTCCACGATGTTCTGCATCGTGTAGGCCATGTCAGTTCACCCTGCCCCGGGCGCGGATCAGGTTGCGCACCGTGTGGACGACGTCGACCTTGAGGTCGGTGACGTCCAGCTTGACGCCGAACGCGCGCTGGGCGTAGACGGCCAGCTGCGCCTTGGTCATCGTGTGGATCTGCGCGTGCTGCTCGAGGCTGTCCAGCTCGTCGATCTCGCGCTCGTGCTCGGTGAGGACGTCGGGCTTGTCGGCGATGATCGGCTTGCCGCGCTGCTCGATCGGACGCGCGTCTGCGAACTCGGTGTGGCGCAGCAGGCTCTTGGCGGCCCAGTCCGGCGTCTGGCTGACCTGGTTCTTCTTGAAGACCACGTTCGAGCCGTAGAGGTCATCGGTCCAGGTGCGGCTGTTGCCGATGTACCGGACGGGGATCATGTTGGCCTGCATGGTGTTCCTCGGCACGCTGAGAAAAAGGGGCGCCTTGTGAGCGCCCCCTTGGGCTCAACGAGCGTTGGTTTTACTTCGTACCAACGAACTCGCCCATCAGCATGAAGTCGACCACGCCGGTGGTATTGACGGTCGAACTGGTCGTGGGCACGAGTTCCAGATACGACTCCTTGACCGTCACCCAAGGGCCAGCCTGAGGCATGACGATCTTGGTGCCCACCGTCTGCAGGGAGATGTCGCCGGTGGCGATCTGGGTCGCCGGGGTCGGGAAGACGGCCACGGGCGGTGTACTGCCGTCCGTGTGGCTGAAGCCGATGTTCGCGATGATGGTGGTGAAACCAAGGACGCGAACGTTGATCAGCAACGCACCGACGCGGAAGCCCGCGGGGATCTTGAGCGGTTGGGCCTTGTCGGCCGTGGTGAGCAGAGCCGCCGGGGTGATCGTGCCGAAGACGGCAATCGCCTGGTCGATGCCGGGGACCGACTTCGTCAGAAGGTCGGATGCGGTGAAGGTAGCCATTTTCGATTCTCCTAATTGGGTTCTGAAGAGCCGGGTTGCCCCGGCTCGTCTTTACAGGGCGACCGCTGTGTCAAGGCAGATTACCCCATGATCCGTCGGGATCTTGACCCCCGACTCGTCGTAGTTGAAGCGCAGCTTCGACTTGCCGCCCATCATGTCGCCGGCCACTTCCATGTTGCGCTGGAAGTTGTACTGGCGCTCCAGCCACGAGAAGTAGTAGTCCGAGGACTTGTTCTTCCCGTAGACGTTGGCCAGGGCCTGGGCGCCCAGCAGGATGGCGCGGTCGACCGCGAAGCTGGTCGTGATCGCGCCGGCGATGGCCTGGCTCGACTCGGTGGCGTTCGCAGCGTTGGCCGAGGTGATGATGTTGGCCGAGGAGCCGCTGGTGAAGCGGATCGAACGGTTCAGCTTCTTCACCAGGATGCCGTTCCACATGCCGACTTCACCGCGGAAGAGCGGGTGCTTCGAGCCGTAGCTGGCACGATTCCAGGCGTTCTGCTGGAAGGTCCGCAGCGCGGTCGTGCCGCTGGCCGTCAGCAGCGAGCTGTACTGGCGCGGGGTCACGAACATGACCCACATCGGATCGTCGGCAGCCGCCGGGTCATCGGAGATCCGCACCGGCTGGAGCGGGTACTCCAGTTCGTCGATGAAGGTCCGCAG